CTCTTGTTCTTTGGGGCCAAGTATCTTCACCCGTTCACCTTCAAAGTAAGCCACCGTTTGTCGCAGCTTCTCGATAGCCTCAGTGGGTTCCTTTCGCACGTCTTTTTGAGCAGAGGGGCTTTGAGCCAACACGTTCAGTTTCTCACGTTCATCGGCAGATAGTTTTGACAGGGCTATAACCCCAGCCGAGATCATAATCTTGAAAGAGCCGACCTTTTTCTGAAGGTCTTTCGCTATGTCTTTAGCATATTCTGTCAAAAACGTTTCTGCTCGTGAAGCCATAATGTTAATTTACAGAAAAAAACTTCGCTCACAAGTCCTTACCATAACTACTTTTATAACTTTTATTACTTATCCGTACATTTTTTACTTGACTTCTGCGCCCGGAACGCCGATATTACACCCATAAGGATATTGATAATTCAAGAAACGGAGTTCAAATGCGACACACTAAACTCAATGGTGCAAAATGGAAGGCAGGCGGTACATATCTTTTAGTGTGTCGCAACACCGAAAACCGTTCTGCCTTTTTTCCGTTAATTTCGCCGTCCGTAGCGGCAACTGTTCTGCCCCGCAACACAATTGCCTATCTTAACAGGGTAGCGGGGCGGCTGTCAAGTAAAATCTTGGCGAAAAGAAGTTTTTTATCACCCTCCTCCCAAGCCCCGGTTATGGAATCCGCCGGGGCTTTTTTAAGGATTGAAGGAGAATGAAGATGGTGATAGTTGAAGTGCAAATTCAGCAGTGGTTAGATTCGTTTACACAACTCCGAGACGAAAACACGCGGCTGCGGGAAGCATTGGAAACTGACAAAGTTATCTTTGAACTCATATGCGAAGACCACACAAGACCACGATACATGCGGAGTAATACATCAAAAAAGTGTATGGATTCTATTGCAAGAATTGAGCAAGCATTGAAGAAGAATGAAGATGACAATTAAAGCAATATGTGGCATTTTTGGCGACGATACCATGAAGTGTAATTATAAGCAACTCCAAGCCGATATAGTGCAGCTAAAAGCCGACAATGACGCCCTTCGGAAGGATATAGACTTCATCAAAGCCGACAATGACCGACTGCGGGCATCGCAGACAACCCCGCAATAAACGGGAAGAAAGGACATGATGACTAAAAAGAAAATAGAAGACAAAACGAAGACTTGGGCTTGTAAGACTTATTATACAACGCCAGAAGAGATTGCCCAGAGAGAAAAAGAGAGACTGGAATGGTTTCGCAATCGCCTTCGCCGACTCAAGAAAATGCAGAAGCTACAGCAGCAATTATGTGAGCTTCGGATTGAGGACACTAAGGCTTTGCTAAATGGTGTAGAAGACTCAATGCCTCCGAAGAAAAAATAAACACAAGTTCTTTTACAAGTTCATACGGGAATAAAGTTTGCAGACGCTTGACGCCTCTGTAAAATAGGCCAGCTTGCTATAGGCTGACCTGTGAAAGGAGGTTGATAATGATGACGGTTAGTCAAGCACACGATTTGTATTTAAGTAAAGCGGATTTTGCAGACAGCAGCAGGGCGTTGAAGGGCAGGGCGGTCAAGTTTTTCGTCCAAACCTGCGGCGATCTGGCAGTAGATGCGGTTAAACGGCAGCACATTGACACTTATAAGAGTATGCTTGTCCGGCAGGGCAGGAGTAAGAGTTCAGCCAATATATATTTGACGAACCTTGCGCCGTTCTTCGGATGGCTACGCGACAACAACTACATCGATACCAACCCGTTTGCCGGATGGCGGCGATATACGCCTGAACAAAAAGTTAGAACAATCTATGATAGCAGTGAACTTTATCGGCTTATAACGGTAGGGGGGCTGGAATGGGAAACTCTGATTGCCTTATCAGCCTGTTGCTCTCTCCGCCGCAGCGAATGTTTGAACATCATTCGCGATGACATCAAAGACGGCTGGCTGCATATCAGGGGTAAGAAGCAGACCGCCCAAACATGGCCCTGGAGTATAAAGAATCACGCTGAGGCCCTTATAAAGCTGCCGAAATTCCGCCTGGATGACTTAGAGATTGATGTTGGAGCATGGTTTGTTGAATTAGGATTAGACCGCCCGACATCGCAACCGTACCTGTTAGTTTCGCCAAGGCAGTATCGCAAAATGATGCACTTACAAGCCGAAAACTCGTTGACCTGGGAACTGAGGAATTGCCCAACCGGAAATTTTACCCGCGCATGGCGACAACTTCAGGACAACGCTGGTGTTAAGAAAAGGCGCTTTCAGGACTTGCGCGGGACTTATGCGACGGTTCTGAGAAAGTCTGGCATGGGGCTTGATGAGGTGTCACGATTGATGAGACACAAAAGCATTAGCACTACACACCAGTTTTATCTGCGATACGACCAGGCAGAATTAGCGGTAAAGTCGAACAACACAATAGAAAAATTTTATGCGCCATGCGTCCCATAATATATGCTATGGCATCAGGTTATGGGACGTGTATGAGACTTACTTACAGGTCAGCCTGCAAGCTTTGAAAAATGGGTTTGGGTGGCGAATAAAGTCATGTAGGGTTTACCCCTGTCCCAAACCCTTTGTAAACTATTGCTGGCAGCGGCGTGTGTGAAACGCTGGGCCTCGGCAAAGGGGCCTCGTACTGAACGGACATCAATACTTGACGTCTAAGATTGATACACCAAAATCGGTCATAGCTTTGCCATCGTTGAAATAAACGTTAGAAGAAAGTCAGAAGCAGGTTAGAATCCTGCCTGCCAGCAATAATCTTTACCGCCGAGCGGCTAAGGCCGTGACGTTACCCATTCTCAACGGGCTATAAGGGTTAATCGTGCCCGTATCGGCGGTGCAATAATTCCGCGGGTCGGATTCTCCTCCCTCCTCTTTCCATCTTTTTCAGTCCGGCCCGCATTTTTCTAAAATAGAAAGTGAGGTGACTTATGGAATCATCATGTAACAACTGTATTCACAGGCCCGTCTGTCGAGTTCGGCCCCAGGTAGACCAATTGAGTATCTATCGGGAAGAAATCTTCGGCAAAGGTAAGGATTATAAAAGAGATTTTGAGTTGTCACTTTACGAGATTCTCGGCGGAAACTGTGTCAACTATGTGGATAGTTCAGCGAATAGTCCGGTGGAGCAAACATGAATCCCTGCAAGCACAAGTTTGAGCCAAGATATGACAGGCGATGGTCAACAGCAATGAGCGATATGGCATCCTTGGTGAAATACTCCTTAAAGATAGAGTCTTTTTGTAATGATAAATATCTCAAAGAAGAGATATACGTTTACGACATCTGTGTCAAGTGTGGCATAACTGTAAAAAGGGAGCAAACATAATGGATTTATGCGGCAGGCCAACAAGTGTCAATCATTCTTGGGGTGATTTAAGGAGGATGCAAGAGCTTGGCGTCTACATAGACGAATTTGGCCGCGAGACTAATATCCGCGCAGGCACGGCAGGAGAGCCAACTGCCGAAGAAGAAGCTAAGTTTCATCAGGACATGGAGGTATTGTCTGCCGACCTTTGTGAGTCCAAAAGGCGATTCTATCCAGAGATCTATGGTGCGCCCCACGAATTCCTCGATGAAGTAGAAAAGCTGTCCTTTGAGGAGCTTTTGGATGCCTGCCATAAGGAAAATGTACCGGAGCGGCACGATACATGGCATGACGATGAAAAGGCGGAGAGAGAAGATGAATTAAGGAACAGATTAGCGACAAACCGCTATCGGGCCGACAATGCTGTAAAAAGGGGGATTGAACCATGAGAGAAATAAAGTTTAGGGCGTGGGATAAAATCGCAAAGAAGTTTTTGTGGCCGTGGCCCGAAGGCTTCCATGTTTTAGGTGAAACAACTTGTTTTGATTTGATAGGCACGCAACTAAAAGAGCGGAATCCCGAAGCAACTATTTTGGAACTATTGAACGATATTGAGATTATGCAATACACCGGCCAGAATGACAAGAATGATGCGGAGGAATGGGAAGGTGATATATGCAAATTTGGGCATAGGAAATCTAATCAGGAGATTGGCGTAATAGTTTTCGAGCAAAATTTTTGTGCCTTTGGCTGTTGGAGTAAACGGTCGGAACATCCATTGTTTTATTTCTGCCGTGAAGACTTTGAAGTCATCGGCAATAAGTTTGAGAATCCTGAATTATTGGAGAAACCATGAAAATACTAAAGGCATTATGGGCAATGTTCGTGACATTATGGATGCCTGACGAAACGAAGGATATCTGGAATAGAAAGTGAGGCATGGGATGGGCGTGAGCATGCAGTAGAAAGTGAGACGTAACAATGGAACATACAAAAGGAAAGTGGACAATTCGGTATGAAAACAATTTGACGGCAATTGTAACACTAAGTGGCGAAATGCAGCTCTCTCTATTCAGCAGCAAACTAAACCCGCCCTTAAATTGTGACCTGCAAGAATGGGAAGCCAACGCTCGCCTGATAGCGGCCGCTCCGGATTTGCTGGATGCTTGCAAGAAAGCTGCTGGTTATGTGTTGGCTTGCGTTGACCCAACCAGTTGGGCTGGCAGAGTCTATGAAGAAATAACAGATGCTATTGCCAAAGCAGAAAGTGAGGCATGAAGATGGGACATACAAAAGGAAAATGGAAACTCTTAAGAGGTCGTAATCGATATTACGAAATTCCCGATGATTACCACACGATGATGCAATCTTGTTTCTATATTTGTGGGCCAAAGCATCATAACGATTTTGTTGCCGATTTAATCGTGTCTAATAGCCCGGAAGGCAAAGCCAACGCTTGCCTGATAGCGGCCGCACCTGATTTACTGGCAGCGTGCAAGGCTATGGCTGGAGAGTGCAGAAATACGGGCAATTTAGATGAAGGACAGTCTATTGCCCTGATGGGAATAATTGATGCTATTACCGAAGCAGAAAATGAGGTTTGAAATGAAGAAAACAATCTGGCTGACGAAAGATACGGATGGTTATCATCATGTATTTAGTCAGAAACCTCACGTTGCGATAACATGTATGTATAGTAAATATTGGTATGGCAGAGATGTATCTTTTTTACGTTCAAGGACTGCCCATATTATCTACCCCCCAAGCCGTCATTGGAAGGGCGGCCCACAAGCAATCGTTGAACTTGAGATAGGAAGGAAACCAAAGTGAAGATTGAAATGCAGAAAGGTGCAACGTTGGCAATCACACCTGAAAGTTGGCTCGAAAATTATGCTTTACGTATTCTGTTTGATGACCAAGAGGGAGAACCTGAAAAGTGGTCGGAGCATCTGATTTTGAAACCTTATGACGAACCAGAAAGCAAGAATTGAAATGTGCACCCAAAAAGAAATAAACCGATTATCACAAGCCGAAAGAGAACGATTCTACGAGAGTGCCAACCGCATTGTCAGGCATGAAGCGCTAAGGCATAGGGCTATTGCGCAACAGTTACAGGAATTAGGGGTCACGGAAGATGAAGACAAAGCAAACCAAGTCTTTAGCTGTTTTTGTCAAAAAAGAATGCGCTAATTGCGTTGGCGGTCAGTGCTGTATGATTGGGCAATGCCTTGTTTTGAAGGGTAAACCCTGCTTATACTTCGAGAAGGCTGTTTTAGGGCCGGTAGATTACAAGTTTCACCAACCTGGCTACGATTGGGGAGGACTTTTTGACGCCTATTCAGCAATCAATGGCTCATACCTTAGCAAACAAGTCAAGCTGCGAAATTGTGAATGCGGCGAGCCACTTTTACCTGGCAAAAGATATTGCGAAAAGTGCAAACGAAAACGTGCAAGAGCGGCCCGATACCAAAACAAGGCAAAACAACGCGTTTCTGGCCGGACGAAAGAGACGACTTAAAATGAAAATTGCCCACAGGATGTGATTTAAGGCCCCTGACTTGCGTCAGATTGAGCAAGTGTGCCCAGGGGGTACTTTGATACTGATTTGGTGTTTTTGGGAATTAACCATGTTACAGAAAAGGAACGAAAAGCCGATACTATCACGAGGCTTGAGACTATCAAGTCGTGCCTGAACGGCTGGCAGAGTATACACAAGCACTTTGACGTTTTGTAGGAACCACTATGAAATTCTGCCCAAAATGCAAGATAACAAAAGGAAAAGCAGCCTTCAACCTGCATCAAGGCTATTGCCGTGATTGCCAGCACAAATACCAACATGCGATAGGGGCAGTAAGGCCGTACGCTCCGGTTAAATGCCTTATGCCTTTTGTGCCGCCGATTGGACGCTTTCTATATTGTTACAACAGGGTAACAGGTAAGTTGCACAGGGACTGCCCTGTTATCGTAACCGGAGTGAAGAGCCGGTATGTGCTCACTGATAATCACACCTTTGATACAAGATACTGGCAGGTAACAGATTACGACTATGGTAATAATTTGAGAAGGAGCAATCTATGCGAATTAGAAAAGTAAATCGATATTACTGTGATTTCTGCAAAAAAGCCAATTGCTCCGCCTCTTCAATAAAAAAACACGAAGAACGATGTACTCTTAATCCCAACAGAAAATGCGGAATGTGTGCGATAATGGACGAAAAACAACCGGATATGAATTTGCTCGTTGCAATACTGCCAAAGGATATTGCGGCAGAGATACAGTCGGAAGGATGGTTAAGCAATAAGAACATAGAGAGGGTTCAGGAGGCATTGCCTGCTTTGCGAGAGGCTGCTGAAAATTGCCCCGCTTGCATCATGGCAGCACTGCGGCAAGCCGGCATCCCTGTCCCAGCAATAAAGGATTTTAATTTCAAAAATGAATGTGATGAAATGTGGGCAAAGTTCAATGAGTCTCGTAGGGAAGCGGAAGAGCAATCATGCTATGAGTGATATTTGGTACTAATTTGAGAAGGAGTAAGCTATGAAGCTGACAAAAGCAGAAATGAAGACGTTGGAAAAACTGCGAAACAATGAAAAGGGGTTTATGTTTCTGACCCCAGATGAGCAGGAATTGCTTCGGAAGATTGGCGATCACCTAAAGAAATTAACATCTTACAACGTATGGATTTCTTATTATGGTGCACCATGCCCCAACTACATTTTCCGCCCAGACCCTGACTGGAAGCCCGAAGTGGAGGACGAGTACGAGGAAGTGAAGATATATTTGAGAGTAAAATTAGAAGCCTTTTCCTTGTATGCTTTTGACGACTTGGATGATACGTCGCGGGAATATATTTTTGCTCCTGCCATGAAGGGTTTTTCTGGCTATAAGTGGGAAGATGGCACAATTTCATTGAATCCCAGGTGGCCTAAATGCGACGAAGTGCCTGTGTGCTGGCTGCGTAGAAAGGAATAAGACAATGAAAAAGATGAACCTGAATGACACATGGGAAAATTGTTTGGCTATGTGGAAGTGGATAGCTAAGAACGCGAATAAAGCCAGCGTGTTTATGTTAAAAGCCAGATGGTTGCACAGACATGGTTTTAACGCAAACTCTATCTTCAATAATTGTTTCTTTTGTGAATATGCGAAACATCATCGCGGCGGGGCAGGCTACGAAAACACGAAGCACGGCTGCAGGAACTGCCCTGGTATAAAAGTGGACCGGAGTTTCGACTGTGCCCACAAAGATTATAACTTCCAGCGGAAACCCGCTGCTTTCTATAAGAAGATAGTTGAGCTAAATAAGAAAAGAAGGAAGGGTTGATATGAAGATTGAAATAATGGGGCCTGGCTGTACAGAATCAAGAGTATATTTTGGTATAGGCTTGAGTATAAGCAAGGTAGATGTTCGGATAGGGCTTGGGTTCTGGCTTCTCTCTTTCACTTGGGTAGTTTGGGATGGCGATGATGATGAAGACAATTTCGATAGCATGGTAAAAGACTTACCGGAGTAACCCATGAAGAAGCAATTCAAGAAAAAACCGTTCCGAGACTGGCTTGACGCTCTGGCTCGTGTAGTCGTAAAGGAGAGAGACGACTGGACGTGTCAAGGCCCTAATTGTGGTAAGGCTGTAAGTGGTTTGGATGCCCAATGGTGTCATATCATAAGTCGCACATCCAATCAGACACGATGGAGCCTATTTAATGCTTTGTGTCTGTGTGCAAGCTGTCATGGCAAGGCTCATACTGACCAGAACGGGTTTCAAGTCTGGTTCAATTTGAAATACCCCGCATGGGAAATGGAACTAATTCGCCTAAGACAGATACCAAAGCACCCTTGGAAGGAAGATGATTTTCGTGCAGTTGAAAAGAAGCTACTGAGTAAGGCTGTAGACTTAGAGATAGAGCCGTACCAAATCGGCAGCCGGTACGAAAAGATATTCAAGCGGGGCATGGAGCAACTCTTAAAGAAAACTTAACAGTTCAAAATGGATAAGCAATGAACGTATTGCCTGAAAACGAGATAATTTGCGGCGACTGTTTGGCGGTCTTAAAAACGCTGCCTTCGGAGTCTGTGAATTGCTGCATAAGCTCACCGCCGTATTGGGCACTTAGAGATTACGGTACGGCCACATGGGAAGGTGGAGACCTTAAATGTGCCCACGATGCAGCTAAACAGAAAAGCCGTTATGATTACTCATTGGCGACGAGCAAAATACAGGATGGATCACGGACAGGGACAGATGCTCCGAAATGGAAAGATATTTGCCCTGCATGTGGCGCTAAAAAAGTTGACCGCCAGCTTGGTTTAGAGCCTACTATCGTCGAGTATATCGAGAAGTTGTGCGGAATCTATGATGAAGTTAAGCGGGTACTGCGCAAGGACGGGACGTGCTTTGTGAACTTGGGGGATACCTACAATGGAAGTGGCGGCGACCATAAAGCGCATCACAAGAATGACGCATCTTTTCAGACTGGCATAATACATGGCTGTTTACCCACAAAGGCCCAGCTTCCTGTCAAGTCTCTCTGCCTAATCCCCCAGCAGTTTGCAATTGAGATGGTCAATAGGGGCTGGATACTCCGTAACACTTTAATCTGGCACAAGCCGAACCCGATGCCGAGTAGCGCAAAAGACAGGTTCACGGTCGATTTTGAGTACGTCTATTTCTTCGTAAAGTCTAAGAAGTATTGGTTCGAGCCGCTGTATGAGCCGTGCCTGACGAAGAGCAACGCGGAACGGCCAAGGATGGGACAAGGCAATCAGACGAAATATAATCAGAAGCGGGGCTACGGCGGTGGCGGGACCAGCTTCCAGGGCCACAGTGGAAATCAAAAAGCTGATGGCACACCAATAGGCAATCCTCTTGGCCGCAACAAACGCTGTGTCTGGACGATACCCACAGAGGCCAGGAGTGAAGCCCACTTCGCAACCTTCCCACAGAAGCTAATCGAGCCGATGATTAAGGCAGGCTGCCCACGATATATCTGCAAGAAGTGCGGCAAGCCGAGAGTGAAAATATATAAAACGAGCTATCACAAAAATAGACCATCAGCAGGTAACGACCCGCGTAGTCGGGCTGAAGATAAATTTGCACAAGCTAACAAGACAAGTGGATGGCAAGGAAATAATTTGATAGCAGACCGATATTCCAAAGGCTACTCCGACTGTGGTTGTGGTGCAGGATTCAGGCCAGGAATAGTTTTGGATGAGTTTATGGGTTCGGGCACTGTTGCAAGGGTGGCGGCAAAACTGGATAGAAACTACATCGGGATAGAACTCAATCCCGAATACATCGAGAAAATAGCCAAGCCTTTTGTGGCCGAAGTTGAAACAGGCGTTACAAGGGCCGAACAAGAAACCGGTCAACTGGCATTATTTGAAAGTAAGATTTGAAAGTAAGCAGGGCATTGTACATGGACGTGGAACAGAATAACCGTGATTGAACGACAGGGCACGGACGCCCAATGCCCTGTTATTAGAGAAAGGAAGTGCAGAATGAGTAAAGTAAAGTTGAAACCCTGTCCGTTTTGTGGAGGTAAAGCCATAATTTGTAAGCCGCTTGAGGAAATTGCTGGATGGGTAATTAGCTGCGAGGAATGGGGTTGTTGCGACAAGGGGTTAGGCCCATCTTATAGTAGGGAGAGCGATTTGTTGTCACTCGTTGATGCTTGGAATAGGAGAGCGATGCCCTGTTTTTAGAGAAAGGAAAATGATGGGTAATTGTGTAGCGTGGTCACAGGACGGAGAAAAAGTTACGAAGAAGTGTCCGCAGGTATATGAACTCGAAGCCAAAGTTGAGCAACTTCAAGCCAAACTTGCAGGCTATGAGCGACGAATACTGGAGCAGGCTGGTGAAGTCGGGTGGCTCAAAGGCGAGAACGAACAGCTAAAAGAGATGCTCGCCGAGGCAAAGGCAGACGCAAAGCTATGGAAATTGCGGACAACAGAAGCGGCAAATGCAGTGGCTGATTACGAAGAACTCCAAGCCGAACTTGCTGATTATAAAGAAGTCAATGAAGACAAAAAGCGGCTGGCGCGAGAGATAGATATAATTATCAGCGGCGAGAGTGGGGCGGCCAAACAGGCAAGCCTTTGTGACTTAGTGGCCCCAATTCAAAAAATAGTAGCCGAACTGGAAAAGTACCGTATTTGCGACCACAAAGGAGTGCACAGGTAATGGCCGAAGGCAGAATGATTAAGAAAGAGATTAGCGACAGCCGAAAACTGGGCAGGCTGCTGTCTGACCGGCCAAGAGTCTTATACTTTATGATGTTGCCACACTTGGATATTGAGGGGCGTTTGAAGGCTGAACCAACCGAGATTAAGGGTCGAATAGCAACCTACCTACCCTACACATTAAAGTCAATTCAGTCCGCGTTGGAAGCCCTGCACGACGTTGGCTTACTCATCTTGTACCACGAAAACGGCGACCAATTCCTCGAATACACCCGATTTCGTGATTTTCAGAAGTTATACCCCGATAAAGAGGCAGGAACGAAGATTTTACCACCTACTCCGGAGAACTCCCGACCTACTCCAGAGGACTCCCGACCTACTCCAGAGGACTCCCGTATAAGTAAAGTAAAAGTAAGCTTAAGTAAAGATAAAGATAATAAGTCATCGGCCGAGATTGTTTTTGACCACTGGAACTCAAAAAAAAGAAAAGGCTGGAAATCGCATGTCGAACTGTCGTCTGAAATCGTTGACGCTGTGAGGCTCCGGCTGAAGGGTTACTCCGTCGCAGACATCAAGGCTGCGATAGACAACTATGCTCTCGTTTTACTCGATTCTCGGTACAAGTGGAGTTACGCCTGGACTCTCTATCAGTTTTTGACCCGCCACAACCCAAGCCAGCGACAGGAATTGCAGCTTTACCGATGGCTGCCGAATAATTTTCATTCTGACGATTACCTGAAAGATTCTGCCAGGCATCGACAGGTTGCCTATAAACGTCGTGAAGAACCCGAATCCAACTTTGAGACCTTGAGCCTCGAACAGAAAAAAGAAATACGCCAGCGTGTAGCCGGTGTTGGGCAGATAAAGAAATTAAAAAAATCGTCTGCACAGGAGCAAGTGCAGAAGCTATTGGAGTGCAGCCGAGGGAAGTCGTAATGTTGCCTATCAATCAGATAATTTGCGGTGACTGAAAAAGAAAGGAAGTGAGTAAGATGATAGTTGAAGTAGAAAAACAAGAAAAAGGTACTGCATGGAAAGGGATGTTTGTGGGTGATATGTTTTGGGCCAATGGTTATTTGTGTATGAGAGTTTATGTAGAGGATGGCTCTTCTTTGGCTGTTAATCTTGCGACAAAGAGGGGTTGGAAACCAAAAGATGCTGCTAAGTATGTCCTTGAGTCTCGGTCTTTGAAAATAGTATTAGCGGATGAAGAAAAGGCAGGTGAATAATGATTTGTGATACTTGCACAAGACGTAGAGGCTTAAATGATTTTTGCCCTTCGCCACTTCCTAATGAGGGAGAAGATTGTGAGATGTACCGTCAAGCAGAGTGGGCCAAGGTTAAGCAACTTGAAGCTGAGATTGAGATAAAAGAGGTATCCTGGAAGATTTTATCAGGCATGAATTGTCAATGGTACAATTTGGCTCGTAGATATGCTCCAAAGGAAGAAGTAAAGAAGATTGAAAAAGGCGTAAACGATAGTATCGATTATGTGAAACAATCTGAATTGAAAATCGAGCAACTCCAAGCCGAGCTTGCTGAGGCGAGGAAGGTGAATTTTAGGTGGCAAGTAATAGCACAAGAAAGACGGGAGGCTATTGAGCGATTGAAAAACGCCTTGAATGAAATAAGCAATTATGATTTAGAAAAAGGATGTGGCATTGATTGTAGGACTTATGCTTGCACGTGCCGAAACCATTTAATAGACATTGCTGACAATGTGTTAAAGGCAGGTGAATAATGATTTATAAAGATTTAACTTTAGACCAAAGAATCTCATTAAAAGGAGAGTTTAAGACAAATCCTAAATTATATCAGTATTACGCGATTATGATTTTATGGAATTTTGTTACCGCCGTGGAATATTTCTTGAGTGATGATGACATTGAGATTCTGTACCGTTATTTGAAGAAACACAATACTAATCTTTTTTGAAAGGACAGTAAAATGAGACGAGTAAAATTAGCAGTATTGACTGTGTGTCTTGCGGCGGTGTTGACTGTGGCGGGATGCGTAATCACGAAAGATGAAAAGGGCGTAAAACATTACACCGCCGACCCGAACGCTATTGCAAAGGTGGAATCGGGGGCTACAGCCACGATTAGCGTACTGACCATGTTAGGCAGTATCTTCCCGCAACTGATAGGGACAGGTATTATAACGATACTTGCTTCTATACTGGCAACGTGGCGAATAATCAAGCCCAAGTTGGTTGCAGAGCAGACACGAGCAAGTTTGTATTATAACACAACAGCAAGTATTGTACAGGCCATTGAAGACTTCAAGGAGTTGTCTCCAGCAGACTGGGCAAAGGTAGAGGTTATATTCAAGGATAAACTTGGGCCGGAAGCTGTCAATGTCATTCGTGCTCTGCGTGGCCTCCCAGCAATAACATAGACTCCTAATGTTAGTGGTTTCTTTGCGGCTTCCACGACAAAAAGCCGCATATTTGAAAAGCAGGTGAGCAAGGATGCGAACAAAAAACATAGACATTGAATTAAAATCCCAGGAAGATGTAGTATACCTGTACTGGATAGGCGACGTTCACTTGGGAGCGGCAAACTGCGCTGAAGGTCATTTCAGGGCGTTTGTGAATTATGTTGCAAAGAAGAAGCGGGCCTACTGGCTGGGGGGTGGCGATTATTGTAATTGTATTCTGCCCAGCGACTTGAAAAGGTTTGACTTTCAGGGCCTTCCCAACTGGCTCTTTAAGGGCGACCCCGTAGATATTAAAGAGGCATTGACGGATATTGCCAAGCAGGAACGAGACCGCTTCTGCGAGATAGTTGACCCCATTAAAGATAAATGTTTGGGCCTAATTGAGGGCAATCACGAATACAGACTCATGCAGCACGCACACAATGCCCACCATTACGTTATGTGCAACGAATTGGGTGTGGACAATCTAACAGATTGTTGCTTTTTGAGGTTGAGGTTTAAGGTAGGCCGCAAGGTAAGGGTTTTGACCTTATTCGCGGTGCACGGTATGGGTGGGGGTAGAACGGACGGGGCAGAGCCTAATCATCTTGGGAGGATAGCACGGTGGGTAGACGCTGATATTATTCTAAGAGGCCACGCCCATAGCTTTTTCATCGCTCCACCGGAGCCAAGGCTGTTCATCCCACGCAGTGGCGTACTACCCGACGAATGCATGGAGAAAACTGTCTATAAGGCCAACGGCGGCTGCTGGCTCAAGAGCCTGGCGGCGGGGCCGTCAACCTATGATTCAAGAGCCAATTATCCGCCAAGACCACTAACGTCTTTGGAAATAAGCATAAAGCCATTCCATTCGATAAGACTCCCAGTATTAGGCCGCAGGATAAAGCATACTAAAGTACCGGTTATCAGAATAGGTGAATGCCCATATTAAGAAAGGCAGGTGAAAAATGGGTAAAAAGAAAGAAGTTGATAAACTTAAATGTTGTAGCTGTTCTGGTTGGCAGTGCTGTGCATACTCGATTGGCAGTGGCGTATATATCAATTGCAGTTATGAAGGCAATTGTACATATCAACTGCCTCAACAAAGGCAGGCAGAAGGATGCAACCAACGCGTCAATAATCAAATGCTCATGCGGTAAGGTGTGTTCTTTGACAAGTTAATAGGGTTTAGCCGACTTTGACGTCCAGCGAATCGAGTACGAGCGCCAAATTGGCCGCCGTCATCTGTGAGCGGCCCGCTAAAAAATTGTCGATTGCCGTAACCGTAATTGCGTGGTCGAGTTTTTTGGCCAGTGCGTAACCGCTCGGAATACCGAGTTCACCCATTCGCATTCGAATCAATTCTCGAAAATCGATCTTAGCCTGGTCCGCCGCATGGGCGGCCGTCTCCTCGAACATCCGGCCGATGATAGTGATAGCGCCCGTGCCCCGCAAATCCCGCCGCTTGTTCGGCCAACTGATATTCGATATATCGCTGCCGGCCCTGCGGAGCAGGTCCACGACGGGGATCATATCGGCAGTCGGATAATACTTAACGTCCCCGTCGCCGTTGTCCAGGTCCGTGATTGTTACCGTGTAATACCTTTGCCCCTGCCGTACGATTCCGCCATCGATGTTCATCGTGTGTTTTTTAATTTTAACCGTATACATGATTCATCCTTTCGACTCGACACAAGCGTTGATAATTTTTCAATCGAACCAGCCGCCGTGGCGCCCGGCAATACTGTTTTTGAGTTCGGCGGCTTTTTCCGCCCGTTTCGCGACCTCCTCAGCCTTGATTGCCTCCACGATTTCGGGGTGCTCGGCATCGAATTTGACGAGTGCTTTCCAGACGGTATGTGCCTGGATGGATTCGGCAGAGGCGGGATGTGCATCGCTGTAACTGTCGTTTTTCAGGATGTCTCTTTTCTGTCGGAGGTCGAGCCTGCCGTCAGCCAGGACGGTTTTGATGTGATTTTCGGCTTCTTCAACAATTTCCGTCATCGTCTTCATTTCGCTGCCCCTTTCTGTTCTTATTAACTTATCGTCTTACCTAAGTATTATTCTACAACTTTTCCTGCACAAGTCAAGCACTTTTTTTGAGATTTTGCGATATTTTTTTGAAATCACCGTTTACAGCCCGTGAGGCGGCTTTTCAGGCTAAAAATTTTTAAGGGAAAATACCATGCAGCCTGAACCCGACATTATTTTCCACTTTTTTCCAACCTCATTAAGAAAGGTAAGGTATGAAATATACAGGTCATTTTCCTTGTGCTGTTTGCGGTGGGGCGCCGTTCGTACGCGTAGGCGGTCGGTGTCTTTGCCGCAGATGTTATGATAGATTGAGAAAGCCGAAAAAGGTGAAAAGTAAAGCACAAAGAGCACTTTATTGCAAAAAAGAGTTAATCACGCACTGACAGTTAATAAAGACTTGCACAACCTACTATATATTGCGTAATATACAAGACAAGACTACTATATGTAGTGGCAACATGGCAAATATGCGATATTTAGTAAGGAAGCGAAAATGAAGTGTCCAAACTGTAGTTACATCGTACCAATGCCAACGATTAGGCAGCAGGAAGCATACCGATTGGTGCATATTTTTCAATGCACACAAGAGCAGGCGGGGGTGATTATGGGGATAACGCCACGAGCGGTTTATTATTTAATTGAACGCCTAAAGACATTGCGTCCCGATTTGTTTAACGAGAAAAGTGTCCATATTAAGCGAAAAAAGCCGTTTCGGTTCAAAGAGGGGCAGCATTCGCAACCAAAATACCAATTTTGACATTCAATCTGCGTGTCCTATTGTAGGGGGGTAATATATATTAAGGGACGCAAAAGTATGGCCGAATGCAAAATTTGTGGTAGAGAAGACAAAAAAAAACCAGCGGAGTGGACGGAGTGGCAGTGTCCTCGGTGTATACATGATGAATTGTGGGGAAGCGTTGGGTGCTTTAATGGCAAAGAGAGGGCTATTTGTTCTATGGGCAAAAATGCTTCTGCTGAATTTGAGTATGCCTACGAAGACGGGTACAGGGATGACCAATAAGTCAAAAATCATAGTCTGGGAGGCTGGCTATTAGAAGCCGTTCGCCACAAGCTAATCCACTGGACATTGTGATTGTCAGGTTAGATAGGCAATGTCCTCGATGTGGGGCGAGAGAAAGCAGCATACCAAAGCTTGATACACTTACAGATAAACGTAATAGGATAATTGCCGCAAGATGTGAAGCATGTGAAGAATGGAGTTTTTGAATGGTAAACCAGAAAAGCAAATTTCGGATGTGGCTTTGGACGGAAACGCTGTTTAGCATTATTCTGCCGTCGTTGGTAGTTATATGGGTTGTCTTGCGACACGGCCAATAGCAATATGCCGAATAGACTACCATCATTCAGCCAGAAGCACCCACAGCCAGAGCATAGAGATTTGGCTTCACGGGGCATGTACGGCAAGAAATGGCGTCAGGCACGATTAAGGTATCTAAAAAAGCACCCGCTATGCAAGTTGTGTTATGAGGCGCATCGTATAGAGCAGGCGACTGTAGTTGACCATATAGTGCCGCACAGAGGCGATGTTAAGCTGTTTTGGGACAGGGATAACTGGATGTCGCTGTGTAAGGTGTGCCATGATAGAAAAACTGGACAAGGATTGTAAGGAAGGATGGATAACATGAGCAAGGTTGCACGGATAGAAATCAGCAGTGATTTGCTTGCACAGGCGTTGCATTTCCCCGAAGGAACCGTATTTAGAAACTGCCTCGGTGGTTCACCGACAATAAATGGCGGCGTTCTGCTCATTGTGGAACATGAAGATTTACCAGACGTGGAAGTTGGCGGGCTAATACCCCAGATTACGCCTATGTTTGAGCGTATAGCGTTTGATTGGAATCTTGATTCTGCTAAGGCTAAAGAGTGAGTACAAATTAGGAAGGATGGATAACATGAGTGCAGAAGAATCAAAATGCAAAAAGTGCGGGTCTGATAGGGGCGCGTGCTACGGTTGTCGGCGATGTCTGAATTGCGGCGAAAGAGAAGAAGGCGCACCAGAGTTAGGGCACGATTGCCCCATTTGTGATTACGAGAGCAAGGGATACCCAAAGGGGCACAGGAGGGTAGGCTTCCCCGGTGGTACTCATTCGTATTATATACAAGACTTAGGTGGTACTCAGTCGTATTATACACAAGACATATCTTGCCCTCCAGTGAGGCCCATAACAGTACAGACCAAGCCGACAACTGGACAGTGTGGGCATAAATGGGTATTTGCTGGGATACACGCATTTGGAATGCCTATAAAGCTAAACTATAAATGCGATTTGTGTGGTGAATACCAAGTGATAGATGCTGGGGCAGTGGCAAATCTATTACCGATAAGCGATGCAGAGATAGCAACATTGTTGTAAGGAAGGATAGTATGTGTAAAGATGAAAAAACATGGAAAAAGTGCGAGCATAAGTGGAAACTCAACAATGGGGTAATGGATATCTCCCGCGAAGCGATTCCGCATCACACTAACGATAGGTGGAAGGCATACAAACCGGGCGATTGGCATGTGACGCTCTTTTATGTTTGCGTAAAGTGTTGTGAAAAGCGGGCAATGAACGACGAGGAGATAGCTTTGTTGATGTAAAGGATAATACGGGGGGGGGCATTGTATCTCTATGATGTCCATAATAGGACACCGTTCGCCCCCATCGCTGTTTTTTTCACTTTATCTTGGAGGTGCATTAGAATAAGGGATGGGCCGGAAAAAAACGGATGTCGAAACGTTAGAAAAGCGTGGCAGTTGGCGCGCAAAGGTTAAACGCAAGGCTGAGAAATCCGCCGCCGCTCCGGTTCGACCGGCGCGCAAGTTACCGCCGAAGGTTAAGCCTGAATCAATGCTTGAGGTTATCAAGCTGGTTCCTGAGTACGACCCGTATGCTGGGGCCGATGCTTATAGGTTTGACGAGTATATTGCCGCCGATGCAGTTAACTTCTTTCAGCGGAAACTCGCACACGTCAAGGGTGAACTGGCTGGCAAGGCGTTCAAACTTGAACTTTGGGAGCAGGCAATAGTCGCCAACCTATTCGGCTGGCTCAGTAAAGAGACAGGATACCGGCGATACCGGGAAGCATTTGTTGAGATAGGCCGCAAGAACGGCAAAACTCCGTTGGCGGCTGGCATAATACTATATGCGTTGTTTGAAGATGGTGAGCCGGGCGCAGAGGTTTATGGTGCGGCGTCCGAATACAAGCAGGCGTCGCTGGTTTTTACGCACGCGTGGGGGATGGTCAGACAGGAAGATTCGCTTGCCGACCGGGTGAAGATTTTCAAAGGTCAGGTAAAAGCGATAGAGTTGGGACAACCGGGCGACCCTGACTATGGGATTTACCGCGTCATTTGCTCGGATGCTTTGACCGCTCACGGGTTTAATACGCATATTGCGGTAATTGATGAGTTGCATACTCAGCCGGACAGCGAACTGGTAGAGGCTCTAATGACCTCGACTGGGGCACGACGTCAACCATTGATTATCTATATCACGACGAGTGACTTTGAGCGGGAAAGTTCGATATGCAATGAGAAAGAAGATTATGCTATTAAGGTTCGGTCGGGCGTAGTTGAAGACCCGACTTTTTTGCCCGTGGTGTATCAGGCGGACAAGGACGATGACTGGACGCTGGAAGAAACGTGGCTGAAAGCAAACCCAAACTTCGGCATCAGCGTGTCGCGTGAATATATTGAGCGGGCATGTAAACTTGCACAGGAAAGCCCGCGGCACGAGAACGCATTCAAGAGGCTGCACTTGAATATCCGAACAGAGCAAGACGTTCGCTGGCTGTCGATGGACAAGTGGGACGCCTGCGATACGCCGCTGATACTTGATGACTTAGTAGGGTGTGAATGTTTTGCCGGCTTGGATTTATCGAGCACTATAGATATTTCGGCATTGGTTTTAGCGTTCAGGAAAGAACGGTATGGTCAGGTATTTGTTTTACCATTCTTTTGGGTTCCTGGCGAGAGTGCCCGGATTAGAGAGAAGCGGGACCGTGCGCCATATTCTGTGTGGCAACGTGAAGGGCTGGTCACTTTCACAGACGGTGACGTTGTTGACTATGGCGTTATCAGAGCCAAAGTAAATGAGCTTGGCAAGATTTACAACATCCGCGAAATTGCGATTGACCGCTGGAACGCGACACAGTTATCAACTGAGTTGACTGGCGATGGCTTTGAGGTGGTTCCGTTTGGGCAGGGGTTCGCCTCAATGTCTTCACCAAGCAAAGAGTTTGAGGCTTTGGTGTTGTCACGGAATCTTGTGCATGGTGGCAATGCGGCCTTGCGGTGGATGGCTTCGAATGTGGCTGCCGAGATTGATGCCGCCGGTAATATCAAACCGTCGAAGAAGAAGAGTACCGAGCGCATCGATGGCATCGTGGCCTTGATAATGGCGATAGGGGTTATGATTGCCAAACCTGAGAAAAAAGTATCGAAGTATGAGACGCAGGACGTGCTGAGTTTTTAAGGGACACTCTTTTGAAACTTTTTGATAAAGTGGCCGGCTTGTTCGGCTACGTTAAAATAAACGCGGTGGCGCATGGCGATATTGGGTGGCACGGCATGGTAACGAATGGCTTCGGTAATGCCGCCAAGGAAAAGGTTACCAATGAAACTGCATTAACTGTTTCGACATTATTTGCGTGCGTGCGAAACGTGTCGGAAGATATTGGGAAAATGCCATTGAAGGTATACCGCAAGGAAGGTGAATATAGACATGAAGAAGCAAACCATCCTGCTGCACGGATTCTGCAATATCAGCCTAATCCAGAGATGACTGCTATATCATTTAGAGAGGCTCAGAATGCACAGATGATGGGTTGGGGGAATGCTTATGCCGAGATTCAATTCGACTTAGATGGCAAACCACAAAGTCTGTGGCCTTTGAGACCGGACAGGATTACTATGTATCGAGAGGATGGTACTAACCATGTATTTTATCGCATACTTAATGACGGAGGTGGGGCGGTAGATTTGTGGGCGGAAAACGTCCTGCACTTACACGGGTTGGGCTTTGATGGTATTAAGGGCTATAACATTATTCAATATGCCAGTCAGTTGATTGGCGCTGCAATTGGCACGGACAAGTTTGCCGGTTCGTTTTTCCCAAACGGTTTGCATCAGTCGGGGATTCTAATACATCCAGAGAATCTATCTGCTGAAGCACAAAAGAGATTAAAGAATCAGCTTAGCGCAGAATATGGTGGCGGAGATAATGCAAATAAAACATTAGTGCTTGAGGAGGGTATGAGTTTCGTGCCGACGTCTGTTGACCCCAAAGCATCTCAGATGATTGAGACTCGGCAGTTTACAGTATCCGAATTCTGTCGGTGGATGCGAGTACCGCCGCACAAAGTAGCGGATTTGAGCAGAGCAACGTTTAGTAACATTGAAGAACAGAATATAGATTATGTTCAGGATGGCTTACTTGGCTGGTGTGAACGGTGGGAGCAGGCGTTGTGGTGGAAGCTATTAACTCCTGCAGAAAAGAATGCAGGATATTATTTTGAGCATGTTGTTGAGGGATTACTAAGAGGAAATGTTAAGGCTCGCTACGAAGCATACTCCCAATTATGGGATAGAGGCGTTATAACTATAAACGAGATTCGGGCCAAAGAAAATATGAATCCGGTTGACGGGGGCGATGTGCATTATGTTCCACTTAACTTTGCACCGCTGGGAAGTTCATCGAGCGATACCGCTGTTAATTCAATAGCAAATGATATAGCCAAAAGATTAGCGTCGAGAGAGACTAAGGAGCTTGCAAAATATACCAAGCACGCAGCGGAGGATATGGGAAAATTTCACGAGCGCATTAAGGAATTTTACGAGCGGCATGATAAATATATCAGCGATGCCATAATACCATTGGCTGAATCACTAAGCAAATCAGTAAGCATCGATATGCTGTCTCTTAAGCCGTATATGCTTATGACGAATGTCCCTGTATTTATTTTGGAGCAGATGAAAAGCGGACACGTTAATTATATTGCTAATAATCTAAAAGGCTATTTGATATGAAAACAGAAGATTTACAATTCGAGAGCGACATATTAGCTATTATGCCGGAAAAGTTAAATGAGGTTATCACTGCACGACAACAGATAACTATCAAGAATGCCGACATGGTAGAAATATCGAATCGGAGAGCTACGCAGTTCAAGAATGTTAAAGGCAAGGTTGTCGTTGTACCCTTGCACGGTTATATATCACGCGAGCCTACGTTTTATTCTGCTATGGGGTTAGAGACTTCCTCGCAAACGTTCGGCGGGTGGATGAGTGACTTGGTTGCAAACCGCGACGTTGGTGCTATTGTTATCGACGTGGATTCGCCCGGTGGAACATGCGCTGGCCTGTCTTCGGTGACGGATAAGATTTTTGCCTTACGAGGGACAAAGCCTATCATTGCTGTTTCGAGTGATATGATGGCATCGGCTGCGTACTTTATTGGTTCTGCTGCCGATGAGATAGTTGCCGACCCAGATTCAATCACAGGCTCAATTGGTACTATTGCTGTGCATCTTGATTGGTCGGGTTTGCTTGAGCAGGCGGGCGTAAAGGCCACTATCATCAAGGCAGGTAAGTACAAGGACGAGGGGCATCCGTATCAGCCGCTAACCGATGAGGCGAAAGAAGATTATCAGAATATGGTTAATGATTACTACGATACTTTTGTGTCGGCGGTGGCTCGCAACAGAGGTATTACTGCATCGAAGGTCAAAACAGACTTCGGACAGGGTCGGGTGTTCAGGGCGGATAAAGCTATAAGTGCTGGCATGGTTGACAGGAAAGCCACACTGGAGCAGGTAATATCTGATTTACTGCCGAAGGGCAATAACAAATCCTTTTCGCAGGCGAAGTTGGACTTGCTGATGATAAAGTAATTTAACGAATTGATTGTATTAGACGGTGTGTTTTACGCCGTCTTTTTTATTGCGCTGACCTGTCAGTCCGATGACGGCGGGCGGTGCTAAATAACGTGTGAATCTAAAATTGTTTTAAGGAACACTATAATGAAACAAATAAAAGAGTTAAAGGCGTCGCTGCAACAGTGCAGGGACGATGCTCAGGCGATTCTGGATAGTGCCAACGGTAATCTGACAGAAGAGCAGCAGACACAGTTTGATGCGTTTCTTGTTAAGGCCGAAGGCATACAGAAAGAAATCGATAACCATGAGAAGATGGCCGTTCTTCAGGCAAAGACGGAGGCAGTTGCTAATCGCCCTGCTCCGTCTATCGGCAGGCAGGTAAAACCGGACAGCGTGATTATGGATGACCCCGCCGCTGGGCCGATGCGAAGCTCGGTTACGACCGTGCCCGCAAGAGCGCGTCGGTGGGCTGGCAATCTTCAGTCTTTCAAGGGGCCGAATGCTGAGATGGATGCTTACCGTGCGGGCATGTGGCTGGCGGCATCTTTGGTGGGTAGTCCAACGGCGAAGAAGTATTGCGCTGAAAATGGCATACCTATCCAGTCGGCTCAGTTCGAGAACCTTCACCAGGAAAATGTAAATGTGTCGGGTGGCTATCTGGTATTCCCTGAGTACGAGAACAGCATCATCAGGCTCGTCGAGGAATACGGGCTTGTTCGCAGGAAGATGCGAACAGTGCCGATGATTGGCGATACCAAAGGCAGACCGCGCAGAACTGGCGGGCTTGATGCCTACTTTGTGGGCGAAGGCTCGGCGATTACAGAGTCAACCGGAAGCTGGGACTGGGTCAATTTGGTCGCTAAGAAACTCGCGGCTATTACAACGGCCTCGAATGAGTTAATGAGCGATGCGATTATCAGCATTGCAGACCAGGCGACAATGGAAATCGCACTGGCATTCGCAACCAAAGAAGATTTGTGTGGCTTCCAGGGCGACGGCACGAGTACCTACGGTGGCATGTACGGTATTGAGAATAAACTGTACGACCTCAATGGTGTTGACGACGGCGGTGGCATGGTAGTTAGCACCGGCGGCGATACGTGGGGCGAAATGGTAGACGGTGATTTTATGGCGACAATCGGCCGCCTCCCGAACTACCCAGGGATGCAACCCGAATGGTATTGCTCTAAGCCCTTCTGGGCTGGCGTTATGACAAAGCTCTCACGCGCGGCCGGAGGCACTACGATGTTCGAGCGTACAGAAGTACAGCCGAGGCCGTTGTTTGCGGGTTATCCCGTCAACCTAACGAGCGGCACAGCCATTATGCCGGTTGTAACGGGCGTTAGTGAGATTTGTTGCCTCTTTGGTGACATGCGTATGGCGGCTGATTTTGGTGACAGGGCTGGCCTTGCCCTGGCGGTAAGCACCGATGCCTACGTTGGCAGCACGTCCATGTTTGAAACTGACTCTTTTGCCATTCGTGGCATTGAGCGTTTCGATATCAATGTCCACGACGTTGGAACTGCAACAGCCGCAGGCCCGATGGTCGCACTGATGACGGCAGCCACCTAACAAACAAAACGTAAAACATTCTTTTAAGGAATAACCAGATGAAACATATAGATGATGCGGCTATCGTTTTTACTCCGGCGGTTTCTGCCGCTACGACTGCTTCAACGAGCCAGAGTTTTAGTACCATTGGTTATGACCAGGCGAACGTTTTCGTTTTGCCTGGCACTATGGCAACCGATGGTGAAACGTTGCGGACGATTGCAATATCAGAAAGTGATACGGTTACATCGCCTTCGAGCATGACCGATATTACCGCCTTTGCAGTCGGGACAACCACTTCGACGAGCGTGCCCAATACGATGCCAGCCATAGCAGCTTTAGCTTATGGTGCAGCGCTTGCTTTCCAGATTGATTTGAAAGCGCGTAAGTTGTACATGGGCGTAGAAGTTACACCTGGGACAACAACGAACGCCCTTAGTATTTTGACATTCTTGTCACGCGGCGAAAAATCGGCAGACTCGGCGGCCAACAAATCCGTTATTAACAACAACAACACTAACGCAACAAACTGCGCTTTAGTTGTTACAGGTTAGTCCATCCTTTCACTTGGGGCCGGTTGCATATTGTGACCGGCTTCAGGTGAAATCATGGATTGAAAGGATGGTTAAGAATGGAAAAAATCAAATTGAATCTTGGCTCCGGCGATATTGTAATGCCTGGCTACACTAATTATGACCGCAAGTATGGGACAGAAGCATATCCCTTGGCGGTCGAAAATGAATCAGTTGATGAGATATATGCTTCACATATTCTGGAGCATTTTGATTGGAGACAATCGCTTAAGGTATTAGAAAATTGGGTATCGAAGCTCAAGGTTGGCGGTGTAATAAAGATTGCCGTGCCTGATTATCGCCTGATAAGTGAGAAGTATCTGGCTGGCGAAAAGATAAATACAGTTAGCTATATTTGCGGCGGCCAAGACGACGAGAATGATTATCACAAGTCACTATTCGATAAGGAATCTCTATCAGCCATGATGGATGCGGCTGGTCTTATTGATATAAAGCCGTGGGATTCGATTTTGAACGATTGCGCGGCGCTGCCGATTAGTTTGAATTTGCAGGGTACAAAAAAAGAAGCGACACCGACTATTACCGCCGATGAAATGACTAAAATTGCCGCGGTAATGAGTATGCCGCGGTTGTGTTTCGCGGACAATATGCACACGGCAGCCTGTGCGTTTTTGGGATTAGGCATAACATTGACGCGGGGCACTGGAGTATTTTGGGGCCAGGTCCTCACGCGGATGATTGAGGAACAGATTAACAACGGTGCGGAATGGATATTTACACTCGATTACGATACATGGTTTACACCTGACCATATCATAAAGTTATGCCAGCTTATGAGAGTGAATCCTGATATTGATGCGATGATGCCGGTGCAGAGTAAACGGCAAAGTAGTGAGCCACTATTTGGTGTGCGGGACAAAGAAGGCAAGATAGTTCAAAGAGCAAAGTGTTCAGATTTTGCAGGCGAATTAACACCTGTCGCTTCGGGCCATTTTGGTTTGACACTGTTTCGTGCGAGTAGTTTGAAACGATTAAAAAAGCCGTGGTTTTTAGCTGTACCTAATGAGCGCGGTGACTGGGGCGATGGCAGGCAGGATGATGATATATATTTTTGGAATCAGTTTTTTCATCAGGGTTTTAAGGCTGTGCAGGCGAACCATGTTGTCATCGGCCACATGCAAATGATGTGTACGTTTCCAGACACGGCCGAAAATGGCTTTAAGCCCATTCATTTACACATGGGCGATTTGGAATCCAAAGGGGCGCCTGCCCATTGTAGACCGGAAGTAACGCTAATTAGTTAAGGATTATATTATGGCTGCAGGAGCAAGATTCGAAAACGATGTTCACGTTGCCGGAAATTTATCAGCAGGTACGATGACCATTCCGGCATTAACGATAACGGATGCGATGATTAACCCTTCTGCTGCCATTGCTGCATCAAAGCAAGACCATCGTCACCATGCGATGTATTCGCAGGAGTCGGCGACAACGTCAGCGGACGAGGCCAGGCCGCTGTTCGTGGTATATGGGGCCACTGGTACGATTATCAGTTTTAAGGCCGGTTCCGTCGTGGCTAATATCGGCGACTCTACTGTAACGGTTGATTTGCTGAAAGACGGCGCATCGGTTCTAACGGCGGTGATAACACTGGATTCAGATAACGTGGCTTACACCCCAGAGGCAGGGACGATAGATACGGCGGCTGTTGTGGCCGGTGACGTTCTGGAGGTATCAATTGATGCTACCGTTGGAACCGGCACACTGGCGTTGGGTTTATATTGTGAATTAGTGATTGACGAGGACCCGGCATAAGGAGCTATCATGGCGATTAGAATATCAAAAGAGCCATTGGTCGAACCGTTCAGTTTGACGGAAGCTAAGTTGCACCTGCGCGTTGACGGAACTGACGACGATGCATTGATAACACAGTTAATAAAAGTGGCTCGCACGTTTTGCGAATTGTTTCAGGGCCGCGCTTATATTGTGCGTACCTATGAGCGGACGTATGATGATACATTTCCGAGCATAATGTATCTGGCTAATCCTCCGTTGTGCTATGTGGATTCGATTACATATTTAGATCAGGATGGTGAGTCACAAACAGTTACATCTTCACTTTACACTGTCGACACAAAGAGTGAACCTGGCCTTGTTTATGAGGCATATAATCAAATGTGGCCTTCGAGCGTGCGGTGGGTCAGGAATACGGTAACGGTCAATTATGTAGCTGGCTATGCCGCTGAATTTACAGTTGATACTGAAACTGATATTTTGACGGTATTGGGCCGGACATATACCGTTGGTGATAAAGTTAGATTGTATAATTCAGGCGGTACACTACCTGCCGGATTGTCGGCGAATCTCGATTATTACGTTATCGAGGTATCGGATAATACATTCCAGTTATCACTTACATCGGGTGGCGATGCCGTTGAGGTTACTGCTGATGAAGACGGCGGTACGCATTACATCGGTGAAGTACCGGAAACTATTAAGGTAGCGATGAAACTGATAATCAACCACCTGTATGAAAACAGAGAAAACTCAATGGATGCTAATTTGATTGAGATACCTATGGGTGCAAAATCATTTTTGATGCAGGATAGAGTGCAATGGTAAGGGCTGGAAAACTTAGACATAGACTGGCGTTCAATTCCTTATCGCGGGGACGGGACGAGTTTGGCGGCACTATTGATATGTTTACAACTTATGCGACGTTATGGGGTTCAATCCGTCCGATGACTGGTCGGGAACTTGAGAATGCACAACAGATAAGCGGTGAGCTTACTCACATGGTACGAATCAGATACAACAGTAGTGTAGCTATAACTAATAGATTTACATTCGATGACCGCACTTTTGAGATAGTTTATATCCTCGATTATGACGAGCGTAATATCTGGATGGACATGATGGCGAAGGAGATTGTCTGATGATTCTCGAAGGTGGCGTGGAATTAGAAAGAAAACTGTTATTACTTGAAAGAAAAGTGGGCAAAAGAGTTGTCAAAAAAGCTGTACGGGCTGCCTTGAAACCTATGTTGACCGGCTCGAAGGCGAATGCAAGGTCAATGATTGGCGGTGGTATGGGTTCATTGATTGCCAAAAATATACAACTTCGTGCATTCAAAAAACAACGCAAGGGCAGTTATGGTATGAGCGTGAAAATCAAACCGGACGTGGAGGAGTTTGTCTATAACAGCAAGGACGGCAAACGCAGTTTTATACCCGCTGCTATTGAGTATGGTCATGTTTCGCGCGGCGGTGGGCAGGTGGCGGCGATGCCGTTTATGCGGCAGGCGGCGGAGGCGTGGAAAAGCGTTGGATTGCAGATAGCAGCCGGCGAATTAAGGCGTGGTATCGAGGCAGCAGCACATGGCAGTTGATACGATTGAAAAGGCTATATATTCGCTGCTTGCCGCCGGTGGCGATGTGGCTGAACTTGTAGCAACGAGAATATATCCTTTGATGCTACCGCAGCCTGCAACTTTACCAGCGGTTACATATCAAAGAATTGCGGGCGATTGGGATATTACGATGGACGGCGCGAACAATTACGCCGAGGAAATGTTCCAGGTGAATTGTTGGGCTACAAGCTATAAGGGCGCAAGGCAATTAGCGGATACAGTACGCAAAGTATTAGATAATTATGATGATACAACGGGTTATGTACAGATACATTGCATACATCTTGAGGACGAGGGGGATATGATTGATATGAGTAACGAGTTGGCGGTATTGAAAAGATGCGGCAAACGACAGGATTATCGTATTTGGTATAAGATTCTCACATGAAAAAACTGGCTATCCTATTGTTGATGTTCTTTTGTCTACCGTGCCTGGGGGCTACGTATTATGTGGACGCCACCGATGGCAACGACGCCAATACTGGCGATATTACTCATCCGTGGAAAACAATGGCGAGGGCACAACTGGGTTCAGCGGACGACCCTAATGTTGTGGGTGGAGATACCGTTTATATTGCAGACGGTAATTATGGGCTATGGAAGTGGTCTACTGTAAATAATACTTCGGGCCAATGGATTACATACGCAGCGGCGGACACTAATAATCCGCCAGTTTTTGCGAAGATTTATCTGAATGAATCGTCTCAAACACTTTACGATGCCTACCTTATTTTTGATGGTTTACATTTTGAAATGTCAGGAGTCGAACAGGCCGAATTACTTAGTCCGAGGTCTTTTGCTTGCTGGAGCCTAAGCTACATTAAAATAACAAATTGTCGTTTTGAGGCAGGGTTGAATTGGCGCACCCTCGACCATACTATTGTAGGGGCTTGTGCTTATTTAAGAGGAAAGCCAGGTGGCCCCCCGGCCGCCCACATTGAACTTTCTGATTGTGTAATGACTAATTCCCAGGATGGAATAGCTGCGTATATGCTAAGTGACAGTTTGTTTGAAAACAATAATATATATGGATTGGGAAATGACGCGATTGTTGCCAGCGACATATCGGATACCGTAATAAGCGGTAATTATATTCACGATATGGGCGTTGTTGGAAATGGGTTTTCTGTAGATGGGAATAGTACCCTGGCTGACGGCCCATTTCAAATAGGGGAAACGATAAGTCAAACAAATCCTACTTATGATACCGTTACGGCTGTATTGAAAGTAATCAATGACGAATACTACTTTTATGAAGTAGGTGACGTTACTATCCCCGTTGGCGGCTTTCTTGCCGGTTATGAAATATCTGGCGTAACCAGCGGCGCTACCTTTACTCCTTCTTCTGTAGCCGCCAACAACGAAGTCTATCATAGTGATGACTTGCAGATTTATTCTACCGCAGCTTTAGAGGGGCAGGGAACCATTGATAACATAACCATACGCAAAAACATTTTCAGTTCTGGCAATCAGGGGCTGTTATGGGAGGGAACCACTACAAACGATGGCCTTTTGGTTGAAAACAATCTATGGTATGGGAAATTCAATCAAGCTGTTTGTTCTATAATTGGGAAAACGCATTCCGTTACGATTAGGAATAATACTTATGCCCAAGATGCCGATAATATAATTTCAGACACTATCCTTCACAGCACTGCCCCTGGTTCTGTGTATGAGATCCACAATAATTTATATTGCAGATATTTTTCTGTAACGTATGGAGGCAACACTTCCGGTTGTACATTGAGTAGCGATTCGGGCTATACGGTTACAAAGACCAATGGGTTTAATAATTATGTATATGCAGAGGGCGACCAGTTGCACGTCAATTCTGGCACAAATGCCACTGTTGGTTATTATACAATTACGGGCAAAACCAGCAACAGTGAATTGGCTTTGGCAACAAGTCCAAATACCGGCGTGTGCAGCGATGCTTACGTTACTTATGGCTGGATGACTCTTGATGTAAATGAATCTTATAACATTATGTCTGATTATGGTTTTACAGGGATAGACCCTTTAGTTATTTCCGAAACTGATCATGTATATCACAAAGGCACATATCCCTTAACTGCCGGAGAGATGGCGGCGTTGTTTACAGATTACGAAAACGATGATTATACACTGAAATCAGACGCTTGTGCCGTTGATTTTGGCAGCGCTGTTTATGCTGCTGAAACGGATATTCTTGGCGTCAATCGTGGCGCAAACCCTGACGTTGGTGCTTATGAGTATGTTACTGGCGGCCCGTCCAAAGCAACGACGCCCGACCCCGCCGATGATGAAACGGATGTATCTCGAACTAACGATTTAGGCTGGGTAAATGGCGGTGGGGCTGAGAATTACAATGTTTACTTCGGAACGAATACTCCACCGACGAATATAGTAAATGGGACTAATCAAGATGCAACTGCCTACGATACCGGAACGATGGAGTATGAAACAGTGTACTACTGGCGTATAGACGCCAACGATGCTAACGGAATTACGACTGGCGATGCATGGAACTTTACTACTCTTTCCGACCCAGCCGATTCGGTTATACACTATTTTATAGGAAGGCAATAATGAAAAAACTAATGCTTATTTTGATATTGTTCTTTGCGACACAGTTGTTTGCCGCTGCTGATTATCTGCACGTCACCGTTGCCGGAGCAGGTAACAACGATGGTCAGACATGGGCCAACGCCTTTAGTATGACTGATTTTATAACTGATGTAAACACCAATGCCGAACCTGGAGATGTCTATTATATAAAAGGGGGGACGACTTTTACCCTTCCGGCGGATACTCCCATTGTGGCGGATAATGATGGCACTGCTGTTGCACCAATTTACATCATAGGGGTTCTGGCAGCTACTACTCACGAAGATGCAGCAGTTGTTCTTGCTGACTACGCTTATGATACTGACAGGCCGCTTTTTGATGCCGCGGCTAACACAGAAGAGCTTACATTTGACGATTATTGGATGATAAAGAATCTCAGATTTTTGACAAATAGTGGAAACGGAATACAAGCGGACATCGGTTCTACTTTTGAAAACTGTTATTCAGCTAACAATAAAAACACGGCAACCACTTATGAAGCGTTTACTCTCGGTAGCATTGGATCAATGTTGATTTCATGCGAAGCCACAGGTTCCGCAGCAGGGGCAGGTGTAAATAGTACATCTGTAAATTCAATAATTAACTGCTATATTCACGATTCTGCCGTTGGTATCAATACCACTTCTTCCAATGTAAATTTAATATCCAGCGTTATCGAGAACTGCACTGTTGGTTTTAATTTTGGCAATGTGAGCCACACTTCCATAATAAACAACACTTTCGACACTTGTGCATCTGCTCTTACGGCAACTACAGCGTATTCGACTTTGTGCATAAATAACATATTTAATGAATGTGCCGCACCCGCTACTTGGGATACTGAGAATAAAAACAACTGGTTTGACTACAATTCATACGACGGAGACGCCAGTGGGAATACTAACGTAACAGTAGGCCCGCATAGTATTGATAGCGATATTACTCTTAATGCCGACTTCTCGCTGCAAGCGGCAAGTGTCTGTTTGAGTACAGGATTAGGAATAACGGCAAATGAAGGTGTTGCGGGAGCAGATTTCAAAGTAAATATTGGTGCAGACCAAGATGATAACGCTGCCGGTGGATGTGATTATCCTGCCGAGGCTGATGTAGAGTATGGTGTGGCGTATGGAGATAGTAATACAGGGGCATTTGTCGTACCAGCCGTAGCCGATGTAAATTACAGCGTGGAGTATGGTGCTGCGGCAGAGTTTACAGGAACGTCAACCCTGCCTGCTGTTGCAGATGTAAATCTTGGCGTAACCTATGGTTCTGGTGGTGACGAATACACAGGTACTTTAACTCCGGCAGGCTCAATTAAGTCTGCTGATATTACGTCCATAGCTGACGCGGTTTGGGCCAATGCCGCCGCACTTACAACGGTTGTACAGGCTGACGTTGCTAAGGTTGGCGGTGTTGATGCAGACCCGAACAGGACAGGTTATATCTCTGCGATGGTGGAGTTCGCAACCGATGGTACTACTCCAGGCAGGGCGATGGCTTCTGCTGATGTTACCACGGCCACGGCAACTGCGGTTGCAGCAGACCCGAATATCGCACTAATACTTGCCGATACGGGAACCACGCTACCGGCAACACTCGCAACAATAGACGGTATCGTTGATAATATACTGGTTGACACAGGGACGACGATACCGGCGACCATTGCTTTACTCCCAGAAGAAGTCTGGGAAGACCCGAATGCGTCGGCGACAGTATCGGCAGCAAACATAGCATCCATTGCCGAGGCGGTCGTTACGGACATGGAGGCCAACAGTGTGACGCTTGCGGCGATTGTTGCAGATACTAACGAACTGCAAGAGGATTGGGCTAACGCGGGCCGGTTAGATACCATCATTGACTCGATTCTTGAAGATACTGGAACAACAATACCTGCATCTTTGACAACTATCGACAATTACATCGATACCGAAATAGCTACCATCATATCCGAACAGGCGGAGACTGATTCCAATGTGGCGGCTTTGATAATCTCAGTTGCCGCAATACCTACGGTTGACGAGGTGTGGGCCAAGAGTATGACTGATCTTGTTGCCGGAGCGCCAGATTATGATGCGAGTGTATTTACTGCAATCAATTATCTGTATGAGGCATGGCGCAATAAGATGACTACCAGTAGTACGGAAATTGCAATTTATAAAAATGATGCCAGTACGAAATTGATGGAGTCGGATATTTCCGATGATGGTACGACCTTCACGAAAAGCGAATATGGGGCGGCTGACTAATGGCTATAGATACAGCAGCAAAACGTATGAGTGCAGCCAGTCTTAGTCCTATCGGTGTGGGGATTCTCACGCCGGATGGCACTATATCCGCAGCAGATAGACGTGCGGTATCAGGTGTATGGCGCAGCGCACGAGCAGCCCCAACACCGCCGACAGCCAGTACAATTGAGGAGGCTTTATATGCGACGATTATCGCCGACCCAACTGTAAATAGCATAGTCGATACTAAGGTATATCCCTTACGTATACCACAATCAACCGCAGTCCCTGCAATAATTTACGAACAGATAAGTGGCTGGCGTGAGCATACGATGACAAACAGAATTACAATGGCTTCGCCGGTATTCAGGATAACGGCATCGGCAACGACTTACAGCGGTTGTAGAGCATTGGCCAATGCGATAAGGACTGCACTGAATACGGCCAGTGGTACGGAAGGTGATATTACTGTACAGATAATGTTTTTGCTTAACGAAACGGATACGGTTATTCAGCCTTCCGACGTGCGAGGTTTACGGCGTTACGAATGCCAGCAGGATTACAAGATTTTTTTTAACGAAATTCTAAACTAAGAACCGGAAAAACTAATTTTACAATGAGGCTCGCAATTGTGCGGGCCTTTTTCTTTTAAGGAGTATTATTATGAGTGACGGAATACACGGGCACGGAGCTATTTTGACTATTGGTGAGACAGCAGTAGGCAATATCATCAGTATCAGCGGGCCTAATGAAGCAAGAGATTCAGTAGATATATCTACAATGGATTCAACTACCAAATTCAGAGAGTTTATCCCTGGAATGTTGGACACCGGAGAAGTGACGGTGGAATTAAATTACGATGGTACGGCGGCGGGTACTGCTAATTATCTAAACACATGGAAAACCAACACCGCCGCTACCGTATTGATTACTTTGTATAACGGAACAGTTACATCGAGCTTTTCTTCATCCGGTTTTATTACAGCGTTAGGTCATGCGATACCATTTGACGGCAAGGTAACACAATCGCTCGGCCTCAAATTCACAGGTTCACCAACATATACCGACGAGACGGCGTAAGGAGTTTATTATGAGTGACGGCATACTTGGACACGGAACATCGTTGAAAGTGTCTGCTAATACAGCAGTTACCACAGTAACTACTATAGGTAATATCATCAGTATCAGCGGCCCTAACGGGACAAGAGATTCTATTGATATATCTACAATGGATTCAACTACCAAATTCAGAGAGTTTATCCCTGGAATGTTGGATGCGGGCGAGGTGACATTTGAATGCAACTACGACGGTACGGCGGCAGGTACAGCGGCGGAGTTGGATGCGCTGAAAACAAATGATGCACAATACTATCATATAACATTCAATGACCACACCACGGAAGCAAGCAAGTCTGATGTTTATTGTAAGGGTTTTATTACTGCTTTGGGCCATGCAATACCGTTCGACGGGAAGGTAACGCAATCTGTAACAGTTAAATTTAGTGGCGTTCCTGTGTGGACGGCACGAGCTTAATATCACTTTTGAAAGGATAAAATTATGTTAGACAAAAAGTCAATCATGGATGCGAAAGACCTGTCGAGCCAGGTTGTGGATGTTCCAGAGTGGGGCGGGCAGGTAACTGTTCGCACACTTACAGGGGTGGAACGTGACAATTTTGAGCAGTCACTACTCAAGGGCAAAAAAGTTGACATGAATAATATGCGTGCCAAGCTCTGTGCATTATGTATTGTTGACGAAAAAGGCAAGCGGTTATTCGGCGATATGGATTCAGTAGCATTAGGGCTGAAATCCGCGAAGGCATTAGATAGGGTCTTCTCCGCTGCGCAGGAACTTAATGGTATGGGCGTGGATGACATCGAGGAGATAGTAAAAAACTCAGGGAAAGCCATAGCCGCCGATTCTACTTCCGATTAGCGGCTCACCTTGGAATGACAGCCGGACAGTTATTAGCGAATATAACAAGCTATGAATTGTCCGAGTGGATGGCTTTTTATTCGATTGAACCCTTTGGTGAAGTACGGGCAGATAGGCGTGCGGCAATGATTGCCTGTTATGTAGCTGCCAGTGCAGGAGCAAAGGATGTTAAGCTGGAAGATTTTATGCTCAATTTTGATCCACCTAAACAAATGTCGGCAGATGAAATCAAAGGCGTTTTAAGGCGATTATAAATGGCAGTAATCAGTACATTAGCGGTCAATCTTGTAGCCAGAACCGGCGCATTCGAGAAGAATATGAATAAGAGCCGGAAGCACGCCAGCCGATTCTCACGAGAACTCAAGACTATGGCCAAGACTGCAATTACGGCGTTTAGTGGTCTTGCCGCTATTCGATTTTTCTCACAATCGTTAAAATTGTACGGCGAACAGGAAGCTTCCATTAAATCTTTGTCCGATGCTTTAGGTCTGATTGGCAAAAACAGCGATGCTGCAATGACTGATATGAAGAAATTTGCAGCAGGCATACAAAAGATTACAGTATATGGCGATGAGGCTGTTTTGCGATTGATGGCGATGGGTTCATCAATGGCCAAATTAAGCGGGACGGAGTTAAAGAACGCAACTAAGGCGGCGATAGGGCTTGCGGCGGCATATAAACTTGATGTAGTTGCAGCCATGCGATTAGTGGCTCGTGCGCGCATGGGTGACGTGTCTACGCTTACCAGATATGGAATAAAAGTAGATGCTGCACTAAACAAACAAGAGAAATTTAACGAGGTACTAAAGGAAGGAATCAGAGGTTTTGCTTTGGCTGAGGGTGAAGTGCATACGTTTAATGGCAGAATGGAACAACTTAAAAACAAGATAGGTGACGTGCGCGAACAAATTGGAGGAAAATTGTTGCCTGCCGTTTTGCGGATTGTCAGCGTACTTGACAATTTCAACATGACTTTTGTAGATGTCGTAGCTAAAACATTGAAATGGGTTGCCGTAATAACTTCTGCAATTTATCTTGCTCCTCGTATCGTAAAAGCGATAGGGCTTATTATTAAAGCACTGCAAGGAATGGCGGAGGCCCAAGCAACTGTCTTAGGATTGGCTGGGCCTGGTGGATGGATTATTTTGGGCACGGGCTTAATGGTAGCGGGTGCATCACTTGCTGTTATTGATGAATTATTCAAGGATATAAAAACAGATGCGGAAGGTGCGGCAAAAGCTATTGATAAAACTGCCAAGGCTTTGAAACCTGTTAAGCACCCCCTTCGGGGCGGCAGTTATTCGCATTTAGGCCACCTTGCTGCTGCAGCCACAGGCCAGCTACCGGAAGACCAAAGCGAGAGGCTGGCTGCTGCATCCGCTAAAATGCGGGCGCGTAATATGTATCCTTGGGCCTTGCCGCCGGTTGAGCATCCCCTTCGGGGCGGCGGTTATTCTCGTTTAGGTGGTATTGCCGCTAAAGTTTCAGGCCAGCTACCGGAAGACCAAAGCGAGAGGCTGGCCGCTGCGTCTGCTAAAATGCGGGCACGCAATCAAACTATTGCAATCGATAATAGTGCAAAGGCACTTGAGGAATATAATAAGACACTTGATAGATACAATAAACTAATTGATGAGAATGTTGCGGCACAGATAAAGGATTATAATAGTGTGCAAGGCAGGATAGAAGCCATACGCCAGCAGCTTCGTGACTTCGGTAAAAGTGCAGGCCAGTTAATGGCGGAGAGCATTACCCGCGTAATGGGATACGGTCATAAAACACAGGTTTATATCAATAGCGTACTGAATGATATGAAAGATTTGGACTTATTGAAAAAGACAGAGGAGGGCGCATTGGAATTTAAGGGCATAATGCAGGACGTAATAGAACAATTGAAAACTGTCGGCATGGATTGGGTGGACAAGCTGAAGTATCGGGTTGGGCAGTTGAAGGGGGTTGCTGAAGGTGAAAAGCAAAATCTATATGATATGTTGGTTCAATTGAAAGAGCGAACGAAAGTACCTAAAGTATCTACGGAAGCATTTACAAGAGAAAAAGGTGTTGTGGGGGTTTTGGAGCGGCCGGGCCTTATGGCAATAGGTGGCGGTGCTCCGATGCAGATTGAGCAGAGGCAGCTCATGGAATTGGAAAATCAATCACGTGATATTCAGGATATTAGGAATAGCACACGACAGACAGCGAGGCATGAATGGCGGTAGTACTTGATATAATTGATGGCCACACAGGACGTAAAACGTCATGGGGCTGGGAAGAAATTGAGCGCATTGCCAAAGTTAGTGGTGTGACCGGCAGTGGTCATAGCAGAATTATTGAGGCAGCAGAAACATCGGGGATGCCGCGGATGGGTGATTCTTATCCAGGACTAAAAGGTTGTTATTTATATGAAATACGACCCATACCGGACGCATCTGATATTATCAAGTTCAGCTTATTATATAAGATGATATTCGACTATGATATAGTTGAGGTTGGAGCCACGCTATCACAAGTTGAAACCAATATGGATGTTTATGGTGCGTTGATTAGTGTGAGTTATACCTATCCTGCAACTTACGGCAAAGAGGGTTCGGATGACAGGTTGAATATAGCTGGAACTACCGATGTTACCGGCAAGGCCCTGGCTAAATATCTGCCCGACCATCGCATATCCGTGCATAAACTGGAACTTGTAAACCCTTCTGCAAAAGCACTGGATTATGTTGGTTATGTAAATAGTGGGCCGTGGTCATTGGCGCCGACATCAATTATGGGCCAGTGGATGTGCACTGGATTAACCGGCACGAGCAGTATTGGGCGGGTGGGATGGGATGTGAATTATACATTTCAATACCGACCGGATACATGGATGGAGCAGGTATATTATATCGATCCGCGAAGAGGTGAGCCGCCCGCAGATTTAGTTAAGAATGTCGGTTACAAAAATATCACATTATATCCTATCGCCAATTTCAATTTATTGGGGCTGTAATGATAAGTAAATTACAACACGGCCCTACGGTTGCGGTTAATAAAATAAATGAGTTGGTTGATGCCGTTAATGCCGCCGACAATATAACCGGCGACGGTATGGTCGTTGTTAAGTCCAGTAGACACGGCAAAGTAATTGGCATAGCTCTGAACGTATTAAGACCAAAAATGCCGAAAGTAGGTGGCGGTGGCAGTACATTGCACTTGGCCTATTGTTCAGAGGATGCTCCGTCTGATAATACCATTGCCGCCGAATTAGACGAGATTGACGGCGATGCGATTACTGTATATTGTGCTATAGCACAAGGCGGGACTGCTTTGGATGAAGCTTCGCCAAGATTGATAGATACCGACCCGATGATAGTTACGCAAATTGGAGGGGACTGGTGGTGTACAACAATGTTCATGCCGACTGACGATTGTGTTTGTGTAGAGGATACTCCCTAATGTCAAGTATTGTAGTAGATAGAAGCGACGGCACGCTTACGTTGAACAGCCTCTCATTGATTGTCGCCAACGGTATTACCGCTGATATAACAGGCGATGCAAGTGGCAGTTCCGGCTCATGTACGGGCAACGCGGCAACAGCTACAACGGCAGGTGCGTGTAGCGGTCAAGCCGCTACAGTAGCTACTATCGCGGGCCTTGCCCCTAATACAGCTACGACACAGGCCGCACAGCCAAACATCACATCGGTTGGAACACTTACTTCTTTAGCGGTTGCAGGAGCGATAACTGCTGCCAGTGCGAATCTTGGTACGGGCGAACTTACCTGCGGCTCTATCAATCGGACAACTGGCACACTCTCGTTGGAAGTGGCGGGTACGGCATATTTGAATGTTGCAGTAAATTCTGTTTATCTTACAGGGAGTGCTGATTTAACGTGTCCCAAAGACATTATAATGACGGGCGGAACTGACGCAGATTTCTATATTAACAACGGTGCTACCGAATGGTTGAATATATATCCCGATGCAAGCGGCCATATTTATTTTCATGCAGATGTTGGCAATATGTATTTTACTGCTGCCGGCGGGACGATTGACTTTAGCAATGAAATTCTTGCGACCACAGGCGCGTTGACTTGTGGTACGATTAACGGCTTAACTCAAACCGCAGAAGCAGTTGGTTTTACTATAGCAGGTGGCACTACACCAAAGACCCTTACTATCTCAGAGACCTGCGTAATTGACCAGGATTTGCAGGAATCGGCGGCAGCAACATTTGGCTCGTTAGACGTTACCGGCGACATCACAAGCACTGGTGGATACCTTATAGCAAATAGATTTCAGGGCTATGGCGACGCCGATACCTATATGTCCATGTCCGGTGACGCATTCTCGTTTATTGCGGGTGGTATTGCTATCTGTCAGGCCAAAGAGTTTCTCAGCCTCGGCTCTTTTACTGTTAATCCGCAACTGTTGGGTACGGTAGACTTTTATGTCCATGGCAATACTGTCAGCAATATAATAAGGGTTGATTCTTCCGCCGACGGATTAGGATTTTATGGTCATGCAGTAACCGCACAACAGACGGGAGTCGCCGCTACCGCCGAAGCTCTCCAGACAGCACTTGTAAATTTAGGCTTGATAACCGCAGCATAACTTAGAAAGGATGAAGATGAAGATTATTATTGAAAATCAGGATGATACAAAATTACTGAACGCCGTTTTTGACGTACTCTTAAAGTCGGGCGGTTTGTCAAATTACGACGGCGTTGGTATATTGAAACAAGCAATTCAGCCGCCAGTTGAAAACCAGACATCTACAGTTGAACCTAATTAGGAGTATAATATGACAGCCGGAAATAACATTACCTTGAAGTGGGCGGCAACTTTGGTTGGAGTTTTGCTTGTCTTTGCAAGTATAGTTTTTGGCTATGTCCGGCCCCGTATGGATGACCATGAGACCCGCATCCGAACGCTGGAAGTCTATATGATTGAACAACGAACGGATACTAAATACATCAAGCAGGGCATTAAGGATATTAAAGGCCAGTTGGTAAAAGACGAGAGAAGATAATGAGCTACAAACTGCACTTCAATCCGAGCACGCTGACCTTGTCGTACGACCTGGCAAATAAAAAGCTGCAAATGCTGCAAGAAATTTTAACTGGATGCCCCGAAACGATATGTATTACGTTCAATGGCATAAGGAATTGTTCTGATGATTCGATTATCGCTGCGCTTGACGGTTATACTGTTGAGCTTGATAGAACCGAAGATATGGGCACACACTGGGGATACCAAGTTGACAAAATGATTGGTTATGGTGGAGGATATTATCTTTCGACTTTTTGCTATAAGGACGGTTCAGGTTTTGTCGTAGAAATTATATCTACAAGTGGTTATCCCAATTATTATACAGAGTTTGTAGTTGGTTATAATCCTTACGGTGAAAAAGTTGGATTTGGTGAAAACGCCAACGGCCTTGTTATTGGTGATTGTGGGGATACTGCTTACTTCGGTAGAACTTATGTAATTGATGGTTATGGTGGAACTGTTACAATTAGTGAGGGGGCTTGTCCTTAATGGGCTGCTGCGGTAAAAACATTTCGAGGATCCTCAATACGGGCGTCAATATCGGCACTGGCTATGCTAATCTGGCTATAGGCAGAAAGCCAACCGGTACGGACGCAAAGATACGGGCATGTTGGAATTGTCCTGAAAATACATGGCTGACTATGGCGGAGTACGTTGGCTGGTATAAGCGCAACGGAATCGACCTTATCAAAAACGCACTCGACTTCGAGAAGACACCGCCCTTGCCAAAGTTTGAACGTGGCAGAGGCCGGAATAATCTATTCTGCCGCCTGTGCAAGTGTTACGTACCCGCAAAAGCACGGGTCGCCGGTGAGAGATGCCGGTTAGGTCGATGGGAGCGAACTAATGGCAAATCCGCAACCTGATAATATCGCCCGCC